GCTCTGTGTTCATCTTTTTTTCTTTTTAACTCTGACGTTAAGTCAGGATACCACTGCTGTGCTAGACGTCTACTCGCGTCTTTATCTTTTGCCAAGCCTAAAGCTCGTTTCCAAGTGTTGGCGCTTACGATAGTGTAAGGCGATTTAGATAGTGCACAAGTGCTTGTTATCTGTCCGAATGCAAAGCCGATTTTAAATGTAGATACGACGCCCTGCTTAGGCATGGCGTGTTGACGCTCCACGTAAATGTGATCGACTTTGTCTCCGCTGGTAATTAGGTCCATTAATGCAGCTACGTCCACGCCGCCCTCGTCGTACACGGGTAAGTCGTGGACCTCAGCCCAGTTGTCACTGGGTGATAACAGGGCAACACCGCCCGTTCTGTAGCCGCAATCAATGCCAATAATCATGCTTTAACTTCTTCCCTTTAACTTTTGCATCCTTAGCAAATACGCCCCGTACATAATCATTCTCAGAGATGCCTAAGTTTTCTGCTTCATAAACAATGTGAGCAATTAGCTCTTCTTCCAGCCTGTAGCCTTTAAGCTTTCGCTGGCGCTTTTTTATTTGTGTCTGCATTAGTACCTCCATTTGTCAGCAACTTGTTAACATCTTGATACTATGATCGCAACCCCTGCAAGCTTGCTCCTCTTCGATCTGCTTAATACAATCTTTTCCTTCAGCTACCCATTGCTCTAATGACAGGTGGTTAATTCTATAAACGTAAACAGAGTAATCTAGGAAAACCATTTCATCTCCATCCTTGCCGTTATCGTAAACGAAGTAGTGGTAGCCCTTACCTCTGTATAAACTGAGGTAGGGGTTTCCGATTTCTTTTATGATTTTTTTAATTGTGAGCATTTTTACTCTCCCTCTCCCACAATTTGATTTCATCCAGCCAAGTGCACTCATCATCTCTAGCAACGAGCTGAAGCATTGACGCTACGGGCGCTTCCATGCCCACTGCCGCCAGATCGTTCCAACACTTCTCAGTTATATCTTTTGTTTCGTTGAAAGCTGCGATTGCAATTTTTTCGCTATCAAAAGTTTTAACATTAAAACAATATGGATATGCGTGATCTGGGCGATTGCTAAAATATCTTAATTCATAGTACATTATTCTTCTCCCTCTTCTTCAACAATTTCTACTTTTGTGGGGCGCTGAATAACTGTCTGCTTTACCCCATCACGCTCTCCATGCTCTTTTACTTTAGCCATGCAAGTAACCTGAGATCCCTTAACCCAATCATTTGAGCCTTTATAGATGATGACATTATTGTCAGCGTCGCGGCAGATATTAACGTATGTAAAACCATAAAAGCCCTCAAGCTCTACGACGTGCTTTACTGTAACCTCAAAAGCCTGACGCTCACCTACAGTGCCAACCCACTGACACTCAGCGTCGCGCGCAGCCCACTCAGCTTTACGAGCTTTTTCTTTGTCAAGAATTTTGACCATCGCATTTCGCTGGCCGTCAGTTAAGTGACCCCAGACAAAAATAGCTTTTGACATACTTTCGAAAAAGTTTTCCGCTTCAGTATTTGGGTTTGTCCAGACGCCAACTTTATCATTAAGAAAATCAATAATTTCTTGAGCGCGGTCATCTCTCGCTTTCCATCTCTGAAGTCTGCCCTTTCGAGCATTTTCAATTTTATAACGCTGAATAGCCGGATCATATAGATGCTCATATTCGTGTGAAGGGTTGTATGCCATTTAAAAAGTCCTTTCTGGGGCCGTAGCCCCCGTTGATTATCGAATTGAAACGTCACAAGAAACCATAATTGGTTCTTCACAAACTGAACTTGCGTCTACTTCGATCTCGTAATACTCGTCACCATATTTTGCATCAATTTGATAAATTCCAATTTTACCTTTTTGATTTATTAGTACGACTTTAAAGCCATGCTTATTTTCAACAAAATCTACTGCTTTGTTAAAATATTTTAGATCTAAGCTTGTAAGTAACATTTTTTTCTCCTTTAAAACTCTATACTGTTAACATAGTGTTAACACCTATAAATATCAACCCCTATAAAGCATTTATTTTAATTATTTTTAAAATATGTTAAAAAGATAAAAAAATGGAGTTTATTTATGGAAAATATGCGTCTGCCTATCGCCCTTGTGGGTGTATTAGCCATGCAGCTCGCTGGAGGCGTCTGGTGGGTGAGCCAACAAGCTGCCACCATTGAAGCCCTCACGGAAGACATTGCGGTGCTCACGGCGTCTAACAGCGCCGCTGACAGGACAAATTTGATCAGAGATGTAGAGCAAAATAGTGAAAACATCGAAGAGATAACGGATATTCTTGTCGAAATTTACGAAGATATGGAAGAAGGCGACGGGTCTATATGGTCTGAAATAGACCAGATCCATGATGATGTAGGTGGGATGGCAAGTCATATGATGGCGATTGTTAAATTGCAAGCCAGAGTTAAGACACTAGAAAACACAATAGAGTTTTTAGCAAGACGCCCAACAATGTCGGATGGGAGATAAAAAATCGATCCTATTAGCCTTCTTAGCTCAATCAAATTAGGTATTAGCGCCGGTAAGTCATTGCATGGCCTAAGCAAACAGCTTGGGCAATTTTTTGATGCAACCGACAATGCTAAAAAAAAATTACAGAAAAAAGGCATTACCAGCTCTGACGTGAATAAAATTAGTATGGAACGATTTGCTAAATTACGCGCCGCTGCCGACGCTGAAGAGCAACTAAAAGCTTTTATCTGTGACCCTAGGCAATCTGGGCTGGGCCCATCACACTGGCAGACACTTCTTAAAATACGCAGGGAAGTCCTTCAGGAAAAACGTGAGGCTGAGGCTCAGGCAAGAAGGGACCAGATAGCTCAGCAAGAGTTAATGATTACAATAGTAGGAATAATTGTGTTATTGATTTTTACGTTTGTTGGAGCCAGTGCGTATCTTCACTATATGGGCTGGCTAAATTTAAGGGATTATCTTCCATGATTTACGTTTTGATTTTTTTGCACTTTGTAAATACTGACAACCTCAGGTATTACCAAATTGGTTCGTTTGGAGATCTGGAGAGCTGCGAAATTGAAAAAGAAAAAGCAAAGATTATGGTAACTCATTCAAGTATGGCCTTGACGTGCCTAAACGTAAATCCGCAACAATAGAGAAAAATAATGGCAAGTTTGCAGCTTATGACAAAAAAGGTAAACTGTTAATACTGAGCCACAGTTCCAGAGTAGTGAAAGGGTATCTTTATGAACAAGGAAGAAATGGAAGCTTGGGACCTCAATGGAAACGGGAAGATTGACCCCGACGAGCGTGAATTGTTGTTAGACAACAAAAAAAGAGAAATTGAAGACATGGACCACAAGCGCAACGCCCAGTTAAAAATGACGTGGGTGGCTATAAGTGGCCTCATTTTCTATCCGCTTGGCATCGTTGCAGCGTCCATAGCTGGGTTTGATACAGCCGCTGAATTGATTGCTGACATTGCAAACATATATATTGTAAGTGTATCAGCTCTAGTCGGCGCCTACTTTGGCTTCACAAACATGGGGAATAGAAAATGATAGGTATACTTTCAAGCGTAGCAAATTTGGCTACGACATTTATTGATAGCAAGGCAAAAATAAAACAAGCTGAGGCTGAGACTAAAATGAAACTTGCCACCGGCGAGATTTCTTGGGAACAGGCAGCGATAGAGGCCAGCGCAGATAGCTGGAAAGACGAGGCGTGGACCCTATGCTTCATTGCCATAGTGCTAGGTAGCTTCGTGCCTTGGTTACAGCCTTACATGAAGCAGGGCTTTGAGAATTTGCAGGCTGCACCCCAGTGGTTCAGTTGGGCAATGTACGCCTCAATCGCCGCGAGTTTTGGAATACGTACCATGAAAGGATTTAAGAAATGAGTTTTAAATTAAGTAGACGCAGCCTCGACAGGCTGGAGGGTGTAGACGAGGATCTACAGGCCGTCGTTAAAATGGCTATAACTTTAAGTGATAAAATCGACTTCGGAGTTATCCAAGGAATGAGAACCCTGAGCCAACAAAAAGAGCTCGTAGCCTCCGGCGCAAGCCAAACTCTAAAATCTAAACACTTAGAGGGTAAGGCCGTCGATCTTATGGCATACGTCAACGGACGCGCTTGCTGGGAGCTAAATGTCTATGACGACATAGCTGACGCCATGCGAGATGCGGCTATACAGATAGGCGTTCCTATTTGTTGGGGAGCTGCATGGGGTACGCCTCAAGCTAAATATCCAATGGATATTCGTAAGTGGGAAGGCACAATGGAAGAGGCTATGAATGCATACATAGATTTACGTAGGTCACAAGGTAGACGCCCCTTCATGGACGGGCCCCACTTCGAACTTATAGATTAAGTATCTGCCTCAGGCCGTATCTTCGGCCTAGGTATTCCCTTACTTACTTTGTCCGATTTTTTGCAGAGCATCGCCTCTGCCTCTAAACTTATGTACAAAGGCGCTTGGTCTATCATTGCCTCCAGACATTTTTTTTCGCTTTCGTACCAAATAATAGTAAAAACATTTGTATTTGCGACGACGTAATAAATAAAAAGTCCAGTAATATATTCCATTGTTCCAACTACTCTTTCTGTTAAATAGAATTTCGCGGCGGCGCCGTTGTAATACTCTGGGTGTATTGTAACACATAAAGCGCCGCCGCACGAATTACCTAGGTAACCCGTATCTGTTTTTTACTTGTACTACTGCCTGCCTCGAACAACCTAGCACCTGACCACACTCTTTTGGTGTGAGGCCCTTTTTTAAAAGTAGATTAACTTTTTTGGCTTTTTCTGAAAGCTCTAATATTACTTCTGGTTCTTCTACATTTAAATCTTTGAGAGCTTTGTTTGGCTGGTACGAGTTACGCTTTTCTCTTTTATCTTTGCGTTCTTTTTTACGTAAGTCTTTCCAAGCCCTGCTATAAGCATATTCAAATTGCTCAGTCGTTAACCTATTTGCCATCTAGTTTTCTCCTCAGCATTGCAACTAATGTTAGCATTTCACTACTATGATGTACGTTAGGACTGCCGGTGCGTTTTTGATCGTCCCTGACAATTTCTATTTTACGCTCCAGCCTTTTAAAAATTATTTCTATTTCTTCTTTCATATCTCTCTCCTGATTTGTTTATGTGGTTAACTTAGTGTTAGCTTAAAATAAACACAAGAAAAAAAATGCCCCACCGTTGAAGTGGGGCAGTTCGAGCAGTGTGTAGAGACAGGGAGAGAGCGCTCTACTGTATGCAACGCATTGTAGTTGTATTTGCATTTAAACACAATACGTCGTAAACTTGCCGTATTTTAGTAAAGGGGATCTTTATGAACCAAGATCAAATAGATGAAATTTTAGACGCTATGAAGCGTCCACATAGAATATCAAACAAATTTGCACTTCACCAAAAGTGTGCGGATGCGGCTGCATTAATAGAAAGTTTAATGTCTGGTGCAAAGAAAGAAACACCAAAAAAAAAGAGAGCTCGTGACGAAAACGGGCGGCTCAAAGCTGATGACCCTTCTACTCCGGAAGTAAATGAGGCTTGGGACTAGTTATCTAAAAGCGCCGAGCCCAAATTGATTTAATAGCATTTGGGTTCTGGCATCTCTATCTTTATTTTCTGGGTTTAAGCCCATCGAGGTAGCAAGTCTTTGTGTTCCAGACGTTGCAGCTCTAGATCCTTGTCGCGCTCTTTCAATAGCTGGAACCAGCGATTCCATTAACTCTGCCTGTCTTCTTAATTGTTCAGGGGCCATGCGCTGCGTCAGTATAGGTGCAATTTCAGAAGATACTTCCTGTATTCTTGTAGCTTGATTAGGTCCAGATACACTATCTAACAAGCTAGATGCGGCAGTTGATGTTACGCCTTGTTGACCAATAGTTTCGCTTAAATTTTGACCTACTATCTGTTTCATTCTTTCCATTACTAAGCCGCGAATAGCAGTTTTAGAATTGGCGTTAACCATAGCGCCCTGTAAAAGTGCAGATGATGTATTGTTAATTTGTCCAGAAAGAGTTTCCATAGCTTTGTCGCCTAGCACCATAGCCATCTTTTCTTTAACAGCTCTCGTGTTAAGAGATTTTAAAACTGCTAAGTTTTCTATAACTATTTGCTCGTTATCACCCCGTGGGTTTATTCTGGCGTTAGCAGATATTTCATCTATTCTGTTTCTTAATGCTTGCCTTAGTTGTTTTAAGCCTACTTCGTCAACTGTCTCAAGAGCTATAGCAACGTCTTCTCTGGTTATTCTAGGGCTTAATATGTCGTTACCTAACTGAGCTGCTAGTTTCTGGTCTATAGCGTCCTTACCAGCGGCTCTGGCAGCTTTATAAGAAGGATTTATTTCATCTAAAGAGTTTCTTAACAGTCTAGCCAAGTTAAATTTAGATTGTGATGCTGCGTCTTCGCCAGCTCTACGTAGTGCCTCACCCTTACTGTATAGCTGCCTTGTTACATAATCTATAGTTGCAACTGACGGGTTTTCAAAGTCTACAGCTTCACCAGCTTCTCTAAGTAAAGTTCTAGCACCACTTAAATCTGTTGGGTCAACTCTATTAAATAAATCTATAACAGCCTGACCACCTTCGTCAGCGTTGTTAATTGAGAAGTCGTATGCATCTCCATAAAGCTTTCTTCTAGCTTTAGCAGTGTCTGACATTATTTGACCTTTTTGAGTTTTTATACCTCTACTTATTGGCCCCAGTAATTGACTTAAAACATCATCTAAATCATTTGCTGCTTTTATAGATGTATCTGTAATATTTTCTTTAGCTATTCTAGCTCCCATACTTGGGGAGTTCACAACAACGTCTAGCAGAGCCGCTGTATTAGGGCCAAGTGTTGATATAGATCCATATGGTCCAGATGATCTGGCGCTTTCTACGGCGTCGGCTGCATCCATTGCAAGAAAATCTTCTACAACTTTTCCAGCGTCTTTTTTAAATCCAATTTTTTCTATTATGTCAGAGATTGGTTGTTGTAAGTATTTACCATATAAGTACCCAACACCTTTTGAAACCGGCACACCGGCACCGCCAAACAGAGCGCCCGTACCAGCGCCAACTTCTACGCCGGAGGTGTAATCTCTAAAGTCTCCTGTATTCACTAGATTAGGTAATCCTGAAACAGCGCTTTCTGCCCCTCCTAATATTCCTCCAAAGGCAGCGCCTTGGCCTATTTGTCCGAGTAAACTGGTAGATGTAAGAGCTGGCGCAAATGCAGCTCCACCGCCAAGAGCAAACCCAAGTCTGGAAAGCCTTGAAGCTATTGGGGCTTCTTGGGTTCTTCTGTCTATGGCGGTTTGCATAGTGTCTAAAGCGGTTTCGTATGGAATGCCTGTATTATAACTTCTTGCCAGCGCCCCACCTCTTTTGACGTATTCTCTTAAAAATGGAAAATATTCAAAAGCAGACGTTGCTCTAGTAGGTAACTCTCCAGCAATTTCCTGAGATATTTCACCTCTTGATATATCTCCAGCTCTTTTACCTCCTTCTTCAGATTTCATAATTTCTGAAATTTTTGCTAAATCGGTTGTACTATATCCACCCTTTTGATCTACAAATAAAAGACCACCATCAGCTTCACTACTAGCTACGTAGCTGCCATCGTCATATTGTTCCACAAGTTTGTAACCCTCAGGAACCTGAACTTCCGTTGTTTCTTGTTGTGTCCAAGACGGTCCAGAACCTGAACCGCCATCCGTTGTCCAAGAGGGTCCACTCATAATACTTCTTTCCAGTTAGATTTTTTATTTTTTTGACCGCCTAAATATTCATAATATTTGCCTTTGGCATCATCCCAAATTATCTCACCAACTTGTGCGTCATTAAAATTGATATAATACTGGTTAGGCTCTTGAAGCCAATCAAATGAGTCAACTTTTTCTTGGCCGCCCAGAGCTTCTATTAATTTTTGTGGGTTGTTTGTTTTCTCAAAAGCTCTTCGTATCATATTTTGATATCTTTCCCTTATTTTTTCTAAATCCTTAATAACTTTTCCTTGAGATTGATTTAAATCTAATCTTTGAATATCAGCTTCTAAAAGAGTTAATTCTTTTTCTGATACCGCACCTAATGTAGCTCCAGTTGCTTTAAGAGCTTTAAGCGCGTCTAATGCCATATTAGATCTAATTGTGTCTACGTCTATTCTAGCTTCACCAGCGGCTGTAAATGGAGCAACCCCTGTAACCATTCCCCAAAAACCAGTTACACTAGGATTATTTTCAACTTTACTAATTAATTGGTCTATAGTCTCAATTCTGTTTACAACATTTTCTGCGCTGCCTATTTCTTGATCTTCTAAACCTTGCAGCCTGTTAGCTTCAGTTATCATCATTGTTGCAGCTTGAATTAAACCGGTTCCAGCTTCCCCCATCATTGGAGCTTGTATAAATAATTCTTGTGCAGCTCTCCTATAATCTTCAGCCGTTGTTAGACCAGCAAGCATACTGCCTGCTCCACCTAACATTTGTTGCATCATTGTATTTCTAGCCGTTGCAGCTTTAGCTTTTCTATTTTGGTCAGCTATCTTTTCAAAAGTTCCCATTAAGCTAGTTACTGCGTTTCCTTCTTTACCCTGTAACGCCATGCCAGCGTCCCTAACACCAGCAAATGCAAGCATACGTTTTTGGTCTTTAGATAAAGTTTGCTGTGCCGGCGCCTGACTTTTTTGAAAATCACTTAAAATCTTTTGCATAGCTGTAGAGTCAAAAGTGTTTTGCAATGAAGCTGGCGGCTCAACGTTAGGCTCTACATTAACCACTTCAGGAACACTAGGACCACCGCCCCCACCATCATTAGGTGATACAGATAAAGGTGGAACTACATTTAAAATTGCTAACTCTTCAGACGTTGCTTCAGCTCCAACAGGAATACCATTAATATTTCTTCCAGCTTCTTGAAGTGCTATTAAGTCTTCTTGAGTTAGTCTGTAAGCTTCTTCCATGTCTATGTCCTAATTATTAAATGCCAGTGGGTTTGACGTTAGCCCTTTAATTTTAGCAAAATCTGCTAACGGGCCCATGCCGCCCATGCCTAAACCACCGGCTGCACCTAGCACAGCTCCAACCGTAGCCATAGGATCTTTTTCAGTTGTAGTGCCGTAACCAGCCGGTATGGCGCCGGCAGCGCCTGTAAGCACTCCAAATTTTCTTAGTGGGTCTGCGTATTGACGTAAAAACTCTTGGTATTCTGCGTCTAAACCGGCTTGTGCTATTCCCCTATCAAGACCTCCAGCCGCAAGTTGTTTACCAAGTATATCCGTCTGAGCCCCTAAGCCTGTTATGCCAGCGCCGAGCATAGACTTGGCGGCGTTCATTCTTGACATATCTTCAGCGTTTGCTCTCTGCACGGCTCCTAAGTAACCTTGCGATTGCAACTGTCCAAGAGTTTGCCCCATGTTAGCTTCAAAAGAGCCTTGACGCTCACCTTCATAAAGATCGCGTCTAGCTCCACCAAAACTTTTACGTCTAATCATGTCAGCGTCTTCGCCTACACGAGCCTGAGCCCTTTCTCTAAGCATACGATTTATAGTTGGGTCTACGACATTATCTGTAAACTGATTTGTGTATTCTTGTATGTCAGCGGCTCTTTGTGCCGGCGTCCTGTTAGCCATGTCTCCAAATATGTCAGAGGCTTGTTGTATCTCAGAAGGAAGCGTTAGGGCTCCGTAGCCCCCCATTGCTTGCCTTTCTAACCCAGACAACCCTGCAACTCTATCACCAGAGTAACTTTCAAATTCAGTATTTTTTATTTTATCTGCAAAAGGAATAATTGTATTTGTAATTAAATCCTTTTGAAACTGAGGCATTTCCTTCGTTGTTGTCTTCTTGCCCACGATTAAATCTCCATCTCATAGTGTCTGTAGGTTTCTTTAAAGCCCACACTTTCTGCAAATTTTGAGAAGCCGATACGTCCGTCAGCCTCAATACCAGATAAGTTAGCTTCCTTTGCTAAAAGCTTTAGAACATTTAAAGCTGCCCTCATCCAAACGTTCATTTCTATTCCACCCATAAATTCTATAAAAAGTGTGTGTCTTTGAGGGTGCTTCACGACGCTGGTTGTAAATGCCGCCGCTAACGTGTCCTCGATGTATACAGCCCACATAAGGGACTGATTGCTTATTATGTCGCCCACAACATCATCTAGTGATGCGTTACGATTGTTATTCTCTATAGCCGGCTTCAGGATATTTATAACCTTAGGCAAAATATCATCTATGTTATCGACTACCGGCTCAACCTTAATCTTTGGCCTTGATACAAATTCTACAACATTATCAACCATTCGTCGAGCCTACCATGTAGCTAATGCTACTCTTTTCCAAATTGCAGTCGATCCGTCGTGATCGGCAGTGCATATATATATGTAATTAGTATCCCAGCTTATCATGCCAGCTACATCCCCAGCGGCCCCAGTATTGGCGCTGGGCACAGCTTGTTTAGTTGCCAACTGTCTAAATGCATTACCGCTGGACACAACAGCATATTTTTTAGTCTTATCCCAGAGTACAACTCCATCTTCGGACGGGTTATCTTCAGGCGTTTTAAAATACAACTTACCTAAATTTCTTTGCAGATAGTTATTTATCTGCCTACCCCATTGCGTAATATCTGGGCCAATAATAGGAAGAATAGGGACCGGCATTATCTATTTCCTCCGGCTGTTGTTTGCAATCTCATAACTCCTACACGCCAATTAGCTGGCTTTACACCTTGCACCCTCATGCGTAACTGTCTGCCACTGAACCTAGCGTCTGTAGGGTTGGCTGGCGTAAAGGGCCCGTGTGATGTTTCCGTGTCGTTAGGGTGAAAACGTGTTTTAAACGTCATATTTACGTCGCCCTGCGTGACTTCGTCAGGAATAACAGATGAAACTTTAGCTATCTGGTCACCATTACCAATAGATATTGGGCCCGTTTCCGCAAAAATAGCACCGTTATCCACGTTATATCCAACTTCATGTTCTTTAATATTTGCGTGTGTGCCATCAAAATCAGCCATAAATGGGTATCTAAATACGCCACGCTGAACGCCTGAAGTTCTTGAAAGCTCACCAATCATCCAATGGTTTTCGTTGTAGTCGTAAGCTACGTAACGATCTATATCTGTGCTATTAGCTGAAGGATAAAACCACCATATCTCACCGTACTGAGGCACTCCCATGCCCCAAATTTTGGATTGCTGAGAAGTGTTAATGTCGCCAAATATATAATCGTGAACGTCACAATTAATTGTGTTGACACTGTTACCGTCGAATAAAAAGAAATTTTCTTGCCCAATAAAGAAAACGCCACGGTCTGTGTCTACAGCTCCACGGCTGGTTACAGTTCCGCAAGATGTGCCAACCCTTTCAAACCGGTAAATATCGGGTGGGCCCGAATATACGGCTCTAAAGGCGTCTACGTCAGTAATGATAAAAACTTGCCCTCTGGTTCTTATGCCTTGCATAATTTGCCCAGAAGTTTGTAGCTCCGTGTCTCCAGCTTGGTTAGTGCTTGCCGGCGTCCACAGATTTCTATCTTCAAATGAGCACCATTGAACTTTACGAGAATTACCACCAGCCCCCAGAGCAAATATAAACCGTTCTTCTGTTACAACTAAACCCAAATTACTAGTCGGTGCGTTAGTTATTGGTGTAGCTACTGTGGCTAGTTTAAGAGATGTTTCAGTTACATTTACATTTTGCTCTGCATTTGTAGCAGGATAAATTTGTATTGTGATGCCAGTATCATCCGTATCAAACCTATAGAAACTATTTCCAATAGGTAAGGTTTCATCGAGTAAGACTGTCGTTGAGGTAGTGCCTAAAACTTTAACTTTTAATGACGGTATTGTTGTTGCATCGCCATCAGCATCAGGGTCAGTTACATTTATTGTGAAATGATATTTAGCACCGCTTGTAAGACCAGTTATATTTTGTTCTAGATTTGCCGCTGTTGTACCTGTCCATTTAGCATCGCCAGCACTAATTGCCCAGCCAGTGCCAAGCGTCCAACCAGTGCCAACAGTAAAACTATTATTAGTAATTTTCTCAGCACCGCTAGAAACACCTAAGCCCCACTCTAAAAGCCTACCATCATCATAGTGGCAACCCACCATTAATTCGCCAAAATTATCTAAAGTCCAAAATGTAGCAGGATCAGGAATAGAGTTTGCAAGTTGTTGTCTTGGCGTTCCCCAGAAACCAACACCGTAAGCACCTTTACCATACCCTGCCGATACAGCCGCATCTTTACGCCCTGTCGCTAAGTTTTGTGGAGTAATGTCGTAAACTAAGCCGCCACCTGTCATGGCAACTAAAGCATTGTGAGAGCCGCCGGCAAGCCATGTACTTTGATTAAGAGCTTCCCAAGCGTGCATACCTCTTATTGGCTGTAAGGCAAAATCTTCTTTTCTGTTTTGCCAACCACCAATAGGGCGCAATGAACCGTCTAACCATCTAACTAAACTACCTTCACGCCATCTACCAGATTGCTCATAGTCTGTGCCTATTCGGTAAAATCCAGATGGTATATCAAGTGGTACTAAAGTCATATTAAGCCAATTTCATTATATACGCCAAAGCATAATAGGGTGGTCTGTTTTCGTGAGCGCCACCGCCCCCTGCATTATCAACCGTCAACGTGTGAGTGTGTGCGCCACCACTAGGAATAGTTACTGTGTGTGTGTGCGCTCCAGAGGAACTTGTCGTGCCAGTTAGTGAGCCATTCGGGTCCCAAGTATTAGCATTATAATCAATGTCAATTCCCGGGCTTAGAGCAGTTTGTACAACATATTTATCAGTGTAAGTATGCGTGTGTGAGCCTTCCGAATTAGTTGAGCCCGTATGAGTATGCGATCCACCGCTTGCCGCTGTACCTGTGTGGCTGTGAGCAGGAATATCACCAGTTGCTAGTGTAACTGTATTTGCACCGCCACTATTCCCAACGTTGTAAGTTCCACTACTATCAGCGTCAGCGTGAACGATAAATTTACCTGTTAAATTTGGTGTGCCGTTTGAACCGTTACATAAAGCCCAGCCCGTTGGAATAGCAGATACCGCACCTGACCACATAATTATTCCGCCAGTAGGCATCGCCTTATTAACGGCTGTGTCCAATAAGTCCATATTGGCGTTGAGTGTGTTTCCCCACGTACTATCACTTCCACCTACCGTTGGTTTAGTTAAACCTAAATTTGTTGTAGTAGACATAATAAAATCCTTTTCTTAAACCCAACGTATCATTTTTCTAAGCGTCCGTCCACGTTCCTGACGCTCCGCTATCGTTAACCCAACTACCACTTGCCGCACTATCATTAGCCCATGTTCCTTGGTCTTGTGCATCATCGCTCCAAATACCATCACCTTCACAATATCCCACTAGCCAGTAACG